GCTACAACCAGGATTTCCAGAGATGCTGTCATGCTATAAACTCGATGTCACACTGACGCACTCCCACTTACTGAGCGCGCTAGACCACTTGAATAATTCCATCAGCTTCTTGTTGGCAACCGTAGTCGTTGCCATTGTCGCTCCAGACGTGGACACAAACGAAGAACCATGCGTGATCGCCCGCGCCGTCCCATTGTCCGTGAACTCGATCAACAGCATATCGTTGGCAGATGGTGTACCGGTCAGATTCGTTGTCAACGATGTGATTGCCTGCGCCAATCCTGTGATACTGGCCACATCCGTGTTATCCGTGTTGATCGCAGGTGTTGCCGATTGCGTAACTGTGACAGTGCGCTTCGTGTTGCGCTTGTTGGTAAAGGTCAGGGTTGCCGTTTTCAATAAGTTGAAAACGGTTGTCCATGTTAACTTCCGTGATAGCGGCGTCCCTCCCGGGTTTTTCACACCATAGATAAGGTCCGTAAGTGCCGGGCTTGTATCTTCCGTGAGTTGAGTTAATTTCTCATCAGCCATTCTCTAATTCTCCAATTCTCCATGCATTCTCTTCCCCCAAATACTCCGCTGCTCTTCGCGGATATTTGGGGGAAGTGCCCGAAGGGCGAAGGGGGCTAGGGGTTTCTTCCCACCGGAGCCCCATGCGGCGTCCCCACCACGCGATGCACGTTATCCAACAGCTTCATGCTTGCCGTCAGCGTGTCATCTACAAACGCTGCCAGGTCCTTCGTCCGCACGCAAAACGCCTGGAACACCATTCCATCTGTCACCAATGTGGCGCTCGGTGTCCCGCCGTTGTACAATGTCGTCACCTCCCCCGCTGAAAGGACGCGGTTATAAATCCGCACATCTTTTATCTTCCCATCGAAGGCTTCTGAAAAATCGTTATTTTGCGAGTGCACGTTACCAAGCACGAATTCCAACCCTGTTTCATCTCCAATGGTTCCTGCAGGGGTCGATGATTCATTGAGCGTCTGTGACGTACCGTTGATATAAACGATCGGGTCGGCACTCACATCGCTCGAAGTATCGTGTGTAACCAGCACATGGGTCCATGCGGAGAGTGGCAGTGAATTCGTCGGTGTCTGCCAGATGCCGAACACTGCACCCCCGCCGGTGTGCACCTGGTAGATTTGCAGTTTTCTGTTTTGCTTCACGCTGAATAAATAATTAACCCCATAACTCACCAGGCCGTAATATGTGGTATCCGGCACGTCGGTATCCATGTAGATCCATGCACTGATCGTGCGTTGCCGCAAATTGGAGAGGTGTGGCACGTACCCATAATTGACGCCATCCGTTGCGCTCCCCCCGGCAAACTCCACCGCGATCTGCGAAAACCCCAACAATAATGAACAGATATTCTTCACATTCCATGTAAACATGATAAAGCCTCCTGGTTTTATTTTGAACTGAACGCCCTGCACGTAATACAGGTCATCGATGCCCTTTACATCATTCATGCACCGGAACAAAAACCCCACATCCCCATTCAAGAACGCCATCATCCGTTGATTTGAACTATTCGCGTTGAAGATCGCCTTGTTCAGGATCATGCGCGGCGTTCGTTCCTCTTCCACGGTTGTGGCGGCATAGATCGATCCCTGCACCAGTGATGTCTGATATTTCTGGTCCATCGATTCCGGTAGTGTCCCCAGTTCGGCGATTGAATCGCCGTCGCTCTCAGCATGTTCGAGCGGGTTATAGTTGTAGATCCCATATCCCCGCGCATTGAACTTCGTGATCCAGCCTGTTGAAGTGGAATTATTCTTTAGCGTATGGTTAAACCCCTCCGTTCCGTAATTTGGCGTTACCACCAGGTCGCTGCTGATGTCCGTCCCCGAGCCGTCCGAAGCCGTGTTCATCAAATAATCCGTTGTGATCACTGGCGTGATCATATTCTGACCGTTGATCGGCAGCCCCCCAGCCGGGTCCGCGTACGAACCTTTGAACTGGATCGTCTGCCCCGAGCCGATAAAGACTGGCTCATCCAACTGGAACAAGACCTGCGGCGATGCATCCACCCGCCTCGGGTTGGCATACACTGTAAAGTAGTTGATCACCCGCTCGCCATATTCCGCCTCCACTGCCATCATTGTATTATCGGCAAGAAACTCCTCGGTCTGGTTTAGGATGATCTTGAACCCGTCTTCCTTCAATAAGAATCCGCCGTCTTCCTTCAACAAAAAACCGGAATTGGCCTTCGATTTCTCGATCACTGATATCGGATTCAACCCGCTCCGGTGATGAGCCGATTCGAATACCAGCGTCTCACCGTTCAAGCGGTCCTTCTTCAGATAAATGTAACCTGTCTCCGAGAAAACTATCTTGCCAAATTCGGCATACGCTTTTGTATGCGATGTCACCGTATCGAACGTCGTCCCAAAAACGCTTATGCCTGCCTCCAGGTCCAATGCCGCAGGCTGGATCGGCATCAATCCCAGCACTGTCCTGATCACGTCATCGCCGCGCTGGTTTGTCAACACCCCTGGGTTCACGATCGGGTGCTTCGCCGCATATTCCAGCCAGTCCACCACATGCACCATCACCCGCAAATGCCCATACAATCCATTCCCCGGCTTGATCGATTCGACCACACCCTTGAACCGCACATAATCCTGTCCCTCGAATGTGATCACCAACTTGATCCCCACACCCTTCTTCCAATTAGCCAGCGCACCCGGCATGTCAGGGATCAAATTCGCGCCCTGGTTATCCAATGTCAGATCCATGGTCCCTGTCTCAGCCAATAGATCCAGCGGACCGTTCCCATTCATGCCCCACTCCGCATCAATGTCTCGGATCACATATTGTGTGATGTCCGTCCACACACTCGCCAGATCTGCATAAACCTTATAGAGATCCGCATACACAGGTTGAGTCATAATGCCCCCTCTCCCCGCGGGAGAGGGCGGGGGTGAGGGAGAAACTTCGTAGACGAAGTGCCGCCGATCACTGATGACTGATAACTGATCACTCTACTGGCTCCTCATCAGCACGGCATCCCTCACCACCCGCGCCAACTTCACATAATCGATCCTATTTTTATCAGCGATCTCCTCCAACAACGCCACCATTCGATCATCGCTTCCCGCGCCCATTGCCCCACCCCCCACGCCTCCTCCGCTGAAAACTGCTGGCTGGCCGCCGATGGCTACATTCGCATCTGGTTGTAGCAACCCAAACGCTGGCATCATCATCTTATCCAACCCCCGTTCCCACCCCAGCGCCGCCCCAGCCGCCATCTGCATCCCAACCTGTAACTCGAACAACTTGGATGGTGATCGTATTCCCAAAAATCCCTTTGCCGCCTGAAGCGCAGCCTGGGCCGCTGATTTCGCGGCATTGACGATCGCCCCGACCCCGTTGCGTATCCCGTTCGCAATCCCCTCGATAATCCCTCGTCCCACTGCACCCCAATCGGTGGTCCTGAAAAAATTGATGATGTTCGTGATCAACGTCGAAACGATGATCTTTATATTTTGCCACGCCATCTGTAGCACCAATTTGATCGCGGTCCACGTGTTATCCCAAACCATTCGCAGCTTCGCCCCGAAGGTATACCAATCTCCGTGAAACGCAGCGCTGAATGCCTGGAAGATCAGCTTGATATTCGTCGTCCATAATGTCCACAACGCCTGGATCGTCCCCATCGTGTTATTCCACAACTGCGAGAGCGCCCCCAGCTTCCCGCTCGTCAAATCGTTGATGAATTGCATCCCACTCTGGATCACCCCCTTCAAAAACGCAATGACCGCCTGAGTCTTCTCCTGAATGCCTCCCCAATTATTTGTCCAGGCAAGGTACAACAATGCCAGCACCGCCACGATTGCCAGGATCGGTAGCGCAACCCCGCTCAGCGCCCCCGCTACAGCAGCCGCCACAGGGATGATCGCCCCAATTGCTGTGATCAGCGAACCAACGATCACAAGCACGGGCCCAATCGCCGCTGCAATTCCGGCAACGATCAAGATCGTCTTCTGTTGTTCTGGGTTCAGTGCCTGGAATTGTCCTACCAATTTACTGATCCACTGCACAGCTTGAAGCGCAAACGGTAGGAGCTGCTGCCCCAATACCGCCGCCGCATCGCTTAATTGCGCCTTCGCTGTGCGTGTTGAATTCGCCAAACCGTCTGCCGTGCGTGCGAAATCTCCTTGTGCTGTCGTCGTCTGCTCAAGGATCAACGCATAACGCGCCTGCACCTTTGCGGCTTCGGTCAGTTTGCCCTCTGCATCCGCCAGTCCCATTTGCATGGCTTTTGCAGAGACAGCCGCTTCGCTTAGGTTGACGCCGAATTTTCGCATCGGCTCAACCTGCCCCACCAACCCTGATTGTAGCGACTGCAATACATCCTCGGGGTTGGCATTGTTGAATGATGCCAGGTCCGAAGCCAACTGCACCAATGAAGTGGACATTTCAGCCGCAGGTTTCTGTCCCAAACCAAGCGTCAGAAAAAGATTTCCATAAGTGCCCGCTGTTTCCAATGCCTGCTGTCGGGAGATGCCCATTGCAGTGGCCGAATTCTGACTCCAATCCATCACAGACTGTGTCATATCCCCGAACACCACACTCACTTTGTTCTTTGTCTCTTCGAAATCGCTCGCTGCATTGATGGCAAAGCCGCCTGCCGCAATCAACGGCAGGGTCAGCCCCACCGTGGCAGTCTTCCCCAGGTTGGTGATATTCTTCCCGGCATCCTGCAGGCTCTTCCCGATTTTATTTGCAGTGTTTTGAGCCTGCTTCTCCGCATCCGTCATGGATTTGGTGTAACCGGTGATATCGCCGATCAACTTTACAGCCAGCGTCGCAATTGTGCTCATTCAATATCCGCTCTCCCCAAATTGGGCTCTACCATTTGGGGCGATGCCGCTTTAGCGGCAGGGGGGTTCGTTGCATTCACAAACATCATCATCGCTGCATCGATGGCGGCAATCGCATCTTCCTTGCTGATGGGTTCGCGTTTCTCGAACCTCGGCACGAAATCCTCCACCTTGAACGGCGCATCTCGCTTGCCCGTCCATAATTGGTAGATGATGTTCGCAATCGCGGCTGTGCCGATTGCCATGCGCAGGTCAGCCCGCTCTTCACCAAATGGTTCGATCTCTGCATAGGCCATCCACTCGACAAACAACATCCCTGGCAAACTCGCCAGCATCGCATCCACGTTCGGGATCCCCAGCTCCTTCGCCAGACGAAAAGCGAATCGGCGTAGGGGATCCCGCTTTAGTTTTTTTTGGCATCCTTCAGTGACTCTTCGCTGAGTCCGCTCAACTCCATGGCAATGTCGCTCAAACGTTTCATCACCGCCGCGCTCTTCATGCCCAGCATTTCAACATCCGCCTCGTTGAATAACGGCTCAAAATTTTCATTGACGATTGTCAGCACCAACAATTCAGCCATGAAGTTATCCATCTTCAAT